CTAACTACTGCCGAAGTTGATGCTCTGCAAATTGAGGATTTCATTTTTCACGTAGTTCATCATGGAGCTGATGATCCAATTTTGTTCGACGACACACCACTGGCGAGTTTTGAACAGTTTTTCATTGATCGCATCAAAGAGACACTCAAAGGAAATAGGTTTCTTTTCAAAGCTAACTCTCAGGTGAAGGAAAAGCTGGAGAGCTGGGAAAATGGAGAGCATTCCTTTGTAGATATCTCCAAAAACTTGGCGCGTCAGTTTCATCGCGTAGGTGACAAACGGATGAAAACAGGTGTTTTGATCGTCATCGGACTTAAAACGAATGAGAGGAAGTTATATTCACTCATTAAGTATGACTCCGAGAAGGTTGTCACCTTCATCCGTGAAGGAGCTAGAGCCATTTTGCAGGCAGTGACGAACAACTTTACGGAGTCACCTAAGGCATTGCAGAAGTCGGCGCTGATAGATCTCAAAGCCGATGAGGCCGAGGTTGTGATAATTGATCGTATGAACCGTACGGGAATAAGCGATTTCTATAAAAAATTCTTGGGTGTTGAGCGGCTGCGTAATTCAAAGGAGATGACCAGTGACTTGGTTAAGGCTGTTAGGAAAACAGTGAAGGCCCACGCTGCAGAGTTGCCTCGGGCCATTACTTCCAAGGTCTCAGATAAAATCGTAGAGATTGCGAAAGCTAGGAAAGAATTCGAAGTTGATGCTTTTTTCAATGACTTTTTTGGTGTTAAGGCTAGTGAAGAAATTCGTCAAACTTTTGATCGGACATTGGATAGCCTCAAGCTGACCGGAGAAGCCTTTGAGTACGATGAAGATGAGCTCCCCAAAAGCGAAGACAAGAAGTACATAACCTCTGAAGGTATTCGTATAACTATGCCAGCGAAAGCTAAAGGACTTTTGGAGGTTAAGCACACTAAGGATGAGTCTATTGTCACTATTCGAACGAGTCGTTTGCAGGAAATATGACCAAACAAATCGGCGATGAGATCAGCGGCTTTTTCCGAAGGCTAGCGAATCAGCCTGGAGCGACGCTGACGGAGTCGATTCAGAGTGTTCGTGTGGATAACGTGAACCACTACACTCCGGAATTGGTTGATGAGCTGAAAGCGATAGCTTCCAAAGTTGAGCAGCTCGATTTGGGGCTGCTGGAGTTGTTTGGTGATGTGGTAGGCAGGCTAGTGATAGCCGAAATGGAATGGGATGATATAGAGGGCGAAAGTCTTACGATTATTTTGGAAAAAAAAAGCCAGGATGATCGGTGTTTTTTCTTCAGTCAAAAAGGTTTCAAAACTTGGCTGGAAGGGCTCTCGGTAACGAGTCAGAGCGTGATTGATCGTAAGTGTATTGAGATTACTGACGATTTTTCAGAGTTTTCCACATTCCTTTTTACTGTAAAGCAGTTTGGAAGTGCACGGACATTACCCGATTTCAAGCAGGCTCCTGAAAAACCTGGAAAGTTGGTTCGTGACTTCACGCAGCGCTTCACACCACAGTACATTGACCCATGGTTGCTCATTGATAAACCCGCAAAGACAAGCGAGTCTTTCCGAACATGGTCAGATGTAGCTATACAGAGATTGGTTTATTGTTTGCCAACGGAGATTCGAGCTGAAGGGGGCGACGCACAGGTGTTTTTCCGTGGAGGGCGGTCTCTGCCAATCTCTATTGATAAAGAGGTTGTTTGGGATAAAATTAATTTTGAGCTTATTTACGAAGTCTGTGAATGGGTGTATTCCACTCCCCGTGAAGCTGAAACAAAATTTCAACTATTGAATAACCATGTGGGTATCAATTGGAGCCTCGAAGAGGCTTGGCCCTCAGGAATCAATCACCTACTGCCAAATAGTTTTGCAGGCGCCAAAGAATCCTTCTCTTTCCATCTTCAAGAGCAAAGCAAGGAGGCCGTAAAGAGCTTGGGAGATCTCCGGAAGGGATTGCAAGAGGAGGTCAATAAAGCACAATCATCGACGAGGGACTTGGTTACAGCACTCTGGCGAGATTTTGCGGTAGCGGGAGTAGTAGCGGCACTTAAAGCCCCTGTAATGCCCAATGTTATTCCGGATATATCAATGAAGGCTCTTCAGTTTGGGGTGGCAGCGCTTTTATTTTTAAGTATTTTAGTTGGCACTATTTCTAACTGGAAATTCAATAGTCTGGCTGATTGTAGTCGCCGCAACTGGCGTAAAAAGCTATACAGCTTCATGTCAGATGCGGACTGGAAGAATCTAGTAGAAAATCCTATTTCATCTGGGCGCACTGTATACTGGGTTTCTTGGTCGTTTTGCCTATTGCTTTACTTGACGATGATCAGGTATTTTCTTGGTCTAGCTATGCCTGATGTTGTTGCTAATTACATTGATCGTCCCTTTATTCTGCTATTTAACTTTATCTGCGCTGTCCTTTCCTATTGCTGCTAATGTTAGTAGTTGGTTTTCCGTCGATAGTTTTTAATATGAAATTACCTTGTTCGCAAACCATTGCTAGTGGTTTGCTGCCCATTGTAATGCCTCAGTAGTATCGAGATTATTTTGTAGGTTTAACTATCTCTCCCACTCGTCTATAGACCTTCTTGGTCATTTCCTCAGTTGAGTGCCCCAGTAGCCGGCTCGCATGCGTCAGTTCAATCTCGCTAGCCGCCTTTGGCCGAATGTCCTTGAACTGAAATTGCCGAATGCTGACCGCCAGCGCCGGGTCACCATCGGCTGAAGCCTTGATGGCAGCTTTCTCCCGCGCATCGTCCCAGCGGTTGCGCAGCATCTGCTGGCTCATTCGTAGCCCTGAGGCGTTCGTGATCAGTGTTGATGTCCTGATGCCGTTGATGGCCCTGCGTTCCTGTAGGTCTTCGATAAAGGCACTCAAGCCAGACTGTACGCCTTCTTCCTCCAGGCGCAGGCGTAGGCGCTTTTCGGTTTTGCCCTGGCCTATCAGTAAGAATCCGTTGTTCAGGTCGGTGGCGGCGATCTTGAGCACGTCTGCGGGGCGTTGGCCGGTCAGGTAGGCCAGGTCCATCGCGTCCTTCAGTTCCTGCACCGCCTCGGCGTAGACCGCATTCCATACGGTCTCGCCGGCGTAGTAGTCCCTGGGCTTTTCCTTGTTGCGGCGAACGCCGAAGCACGGGTTGGCTTTGTCGGTCAGGCCCCACTCTCGTGCAATGGTGAATGCGTGAGAGAGCAGGGCGATTTCTCTATTGGCCCGGACCTTGGCGGTTCTGGCATCGCGGTATTGGGCGATCACCTGGGGGGTGATCGATTCGATAGGCGCGTTTTCAAAGGCTCTCCTGAGCTGCTTGAGTTCCTTGTGGTTGTCCGACTGGGTGCGGATCGATTTGCCGGGGATGATCTCCTTTTCGTACCGGTCGAATACGTAGCTCATCAGGTGGTTGGGCTTGGGTGGCGCTCTGCGTTCCAGTCTGGCCCATTCCACCTTGGCCTGATCGAGGTCTGTGCCCAGTGGGATTTCCTTGCGTTTGCCGGCGGCGTCCCTGCCGTCGTAGTAGTACGCCGTCCAGATCTGGCCGTTCTTGCCCTTTCTGATACGGCGCACCATGCGCGGCGGCAGGTCGCGGTTGGCTGTGGTTCTCTTGCGCACGGGTCAGCTCACATTCGCAAGGTTGAGCGACCAGACTTCAGTCACGGCACTAGCTGCAGAGGGTTTAATGCCGGCTAACTTCATCCTGGCGTAAACCCGGCCAACGATGGGGCGCCGTGCACCGGTCAGAACAAACTCCCAATTGTTGTTGGTCAGCCATTGGATCTGTTTGGATGGGAGCTGATAGCCCGTGATGGTTGCGAGCTCTTCGTCGGCTAGGGTTTCGCTTTGTAATGAGTTAGCTGCATATGGGGCGTTATTAGTGCTCATGCGGCGACCTCACTTTGAAAGCTCAAGAAATGCAGTTGCTGCCACTCTTGGATCTTGGCCGTTTCCAATGGCGCGGTTCCTGTCCATCCGATCGGCCATCCCATGAGGCTTTCCCAGAAATCCGGGTTCACATAGAGCTTGCCGGTGGGTGTTCCACGAAGCTTGTTCTGACTTCCTCCTACCTCCTGGAAGGTTCCGCCCCAGCGGCTGGAGCCATGGCATGGAGTCGGCCACGATCCAGCAACGGGTTCGGGTGTGGGGGGCGCCAACGTGGTTCGATCCCAGCACTCCCCATCGAGCAGAAAACCCCGGCTCGGCCAGGTCACCGAGCACTGTTCCAAGTCCTCGGTGAGTGAGAGCTGACGAGTTCTCCACGAACGCAAATCGGGGTCGTACTTCGCTAATGATTCTTGCCATGTGCCGCCAGAGGGAGCTCGCTTCCCCTTCAATGCCGGCTTTTTTTCCTGCTTGGGATATGTCGGTGCAAGGAAATCCCCCAGAAACCACGTCAACAAACCCGCGCCATGGGTATCCGTCGAAGGTACGAACATCGTCCCATATGGGGAATGGTGGAAGGTTTCCTTCATTTTGGCGCTGGAGCAGTCGTCTAGCGCAGAAGGGATTGAGCTCCACGGCGCAAATGGGTATCCACCCAAGGAGTTTTCCTGCGAGAAGGCCGCCACCAGCCCCTGCGAAAAGTGCCAACTCATTCACGCAACCTCCTTCATAGACGCGACGTCTGGGAATGGGCATGCTCTTTTCTTTTGGATGGCTGGGAGCCATAACGCATGAAAAGTTTCAGCATGCCTCCGGAGATGAGGATCGCCAGCATTTGGGTAGTTTGGGGTTTTATGGCGATAGGAGGGCTTGGCTGGGCGCTGTTTGTCCTGCTTGATGCGTTTGGCGCTAAGAAGGATGCTGCTGCATGGCTCCAGGCGTTCGGAGGAATAGCGGCTGTAGGTGCAGCCTTTTACATTGGCAATAAGCAAACCCGGGATGCTATGGCTTCTCGTCGCGAGCGGCATGAGGTGATTTTTGAGCTTGTTCGCGGTGTGACAGGGCGCGCGGCAGAAGTCAGCAGTCTCCTCTTTCGGAGTTTCGAAGATATTCAATCCGGTGATGTAGCTCTCAAAACCGAAATTATCACCACTGTGGAGACACAATTGATGGCTTTGAAGGGGGTTAATCCAGTGGATCTGCCACTCCCGGAAATGGTCGAGCCCTTCTTGAAAATTAGGGGCGCTTTGGAGGAAAGCATTGTCTTCGCACGTTTGCTCTCTGATGGCACAAAGAAAGATGTGATGAGATGCGCCACTGTCTTCTCGCACAACTCTCAAATTATTTCCATCTCGGCTCGCCAACTGGCTGCGATGGTGCTGACCACAAACTGAAAACGTCTTCTCCTCCAAGGCAAGTTGCGCGAATAGGCGTTTCTGAGCGAGTAGCGTTGCATCAATAGGGGCTGCCCCGCGCAGCTTTGCGTGGGGTATACGTCCCTCGGTGGTTCTGCGGGCAAGAGCAGTAATGCCTGCTGCTACGCAGCAGAGACTCTTTGTTTTCTGCGTGTCGACGCTGGCGGCGTTGCGGATCAAAGCGGTCATGGCTTGGGCGGTGGGCTGAGCGTGCGGCATGCCGCTTTCCTCCGTTTTCTGATAGCGGGCTGGTCCGTAGATCTGCTGGCTCATGCCGCTTCCTCCTTTGCTGCTGGCTCCACTAGGGCGGCCATGGCCAGGGCTTGATCGCGCAGCGAGCGCGAGTCTCTTTCGAGTTTTTTCCCTGTTTTGAAGGCGCTGAATGTCTCGGCGGCAATGCGCAGCAGATCCGCGATGGCCAGCAAGGTCTGGCGGTGTGCTGGCTTGAGGGTATGGCTGTCCTGCAGGTGCTTGTGCAGTTGAACCAGCCTTTGGTTATCGGCTCGCACGAACTTGAGGGCAGTTGTCAGCTCGCGCAGGGCTCTTGCGTTGTCCGCTTGAGCAACGGCTTTGCCTTCCTCGATCCCGGTTGCTCGGCCATTGCTTCGGCCTATCAGGTAACCGGCCCAGTAGAGCAGGGCGACGGTGAGTATCAGGCCGATCAGGGCAATGATCTGTATGTGGGTCATGTGGTGTGCTCCGGTGGGTTTGGCTGGTGGTGGCAGCCGTTGGGTTATTGGTCGTGCTCGTTGGTGTCGTGCTGTTGCTTGGCGTGTTCTTCATCTGCCCGGTAGGCGCGGATGTCGATCAGTGCGGCAACGTGGCGGATGTGTGCGTACTTCGGGGCCTTGCGGCTGCTGTCCAGGGTGGTGACGGGCAGTTGAATGCGGCCGCTGCTGATCTCGGCGGCGAACGACTGTTCGTTGAGGTTGCGGAAGTACTGCACGCGGATCTTTTCCAGCGGGATCAATACATCGCCGAAGGTGCGATACAGCAGCTCGACGGTGGCGGTTTCCGGTGCTGGCATCAGGCGCAGCGGGGGCTGGTTGGCGTTACTCATTGGCTTGCTGGCTCTCCATGCGCTGGCGGCGTTTCGGGTGGTTCCAGGTAATCAGGCAGTGGGCTTTGGTCAGCTCGCGCAGATGCTCGGGTACCTCAAGGAGCGCAGCGTTGCGCTCCTCTTTGGTCCGTAAGGCGATGATCTGGCGGGCGTACTCCCTAGGCCACGTCACGGCGATCTGCCGGGATAGCGGGCAGGGCTAGGCCCAGTTGCTCGGCAAGCCAGGGAATGCCAGCCTGTCGCACCCGCGTTGACTGGCTGTATTGCAGGCCCAGCTCCGGGTGGAACCATTTGCCTTCCTTGGTTCCCAGGTACTCACGGTCGCGCGTTGGATAGGCCGGTAGTCGCTCGGCGTTGAGCAAGCCTTTCTCTTGCATCAGGCCGATCAGTTGCGGTCGTGTGATGCCGAAGTACCGGGCCGTTTCCTTAAGGTTGCGATCCATGGTGGCCTCCTAAGCAGCGTGCGCGGCGGGAGTCGCCAGCGCTGCCAAGTGAAGGATGGATTCGCAGACATCCTGGTACATCTGCACGTCGCTGCCCGAGACGGTGAAGCACTTGGTCCGTGGGCTTTTGATGCCGATGCTCAGGATAACGGTGACGCCCTTGCGCGTTCGGGTGCGGTGCACGGCCAGACGAATCGGCAGTTCAAACCCGAGATCCAGATCGAGGAAGCCACCCAGGCACACCACACCAAACACCTGCTCGCGCTGTTGGGCGCTGAAGGCTCCGAACACGCGCTCGGCGTGCCGTGGTGGAGCCAGCTCGGCGTTAGGATCGATTGGGCCGTTGGCGATTTCTTCGATGAAGTCAGCCAGCTTCAGGTGGGCTTTCTTGTCGTTGGCCAGGGTCAGCGTGTGGCGTTCGCTGCCGACCTCGACAACAAAAGTGGTGTCTGCCGGGTTGTGATCAACCTTCAGCCGAAGCTTCAACGCCGTGCGCTGTGGTGAATCGCGCAGGGTGTGGTGGAAGGTTTCGCTCAGGTTGACCTGGGCCTTGAGCAGTTGCAGCGTGCGGTTGTCGACTCTGAACTTGCTCATGCCGCGTCGCCTCCGCCGTTCGGATCGAATGGGGAGGGCCCGCGTTTTTTTGCCACAAGCTTAAGTTTTCTGTCGTGAAGAATAACCAGGCAGCCGGTGTTGGATTGCAGCTGCTCGATCAGTTTTGGGTTTCTGGCACATGCCGGGTGGACGTGCAGAGTGGCGGTGGTGTGCATTGAAAGCTTCGCTCTGTGGTGAAGAGGAAGCTAGAAAATAACCTCATAGGTTAATTTGTCAATGAAAAATAATCTTTAAGGTTTCTTTGTTGGGGATTCAAAGGCCCATTTTCTTCTCTATGTATGTTTGCAGCACACCTACAGCGATATCGGTACCCCGACGGCCGATCTCCAGAAGGAATCCGACGATTTTCTGCTTTGCACCTAGACGTTCCGCTTGGGGGACACTGGCATCTGCCAGTTCGTGTACCGATGATGTCAGGTCACTTGCTCGTTCAGCACCGAATAGTTTAATCAGCTCTATGATTTTTTTATCTTCAGGAGTCAGGTGTTGATCTCCATTGATCTCTTGAGAGACTATGCTATTAATGGTTTGAATTATTTGAGGTTTGAAGTTTATCGTTATGTCTTTTGATGGCTCAGTTTGTATGCTTGGCTGAAGAGTAGAGCTTAAAGATATAAATTGTTGGTTTTTTGAAATAAATGGAATTGAGGTGTCGATGATTGAGTCAACTATTTTCCAGTCGGCTGGGTTTTTGATGATCTCAAGAAGCTCAGACTCTAGCCTCTGACGAACTACTAGTGTTTTCCTCTCACGCTCGTGTTTGAGATCGGTTTGTAGTCGGGCTGCCTCTTTCGAATACTTTGTAAGTATTTCTATAGTTGTTCGGTGGTCAATGCCATTCGCCTCGAGTATAGTTTCTGCCGCAGAAGTATCTGTGAGGCATAAATTCATTAGTTTTGAGAATGAATCAAAATCACTCTTTAGAGAGCCTCCATTATCGGGGGTTTCGCCATGGAATTCATAAATTACACCTTGGTCGGTACGGCGTTGGTCTAATCTAGTTGGCACTTTGATTACTCTTCCGAGGTAGTCTCTGAAGAGCTGAAGTACCCTATCTGTTTCGCTAGACCACATTCTTCCATTGGGAATGTATAGTCTGAAGATTAAGTTTTTTTCTGTATTTGCAATAAAGGCTTCTGCAAGGACGCTAACCTCCGCTCCACGATTGTAGGGGGTTATATCTATGCCTAATTCAGTAAGCCAGTTTAAGATTTTGACTATATTATCTGGGGATGGATGTGCTCTGTATTCATTTATGCCAAGCTCGCGTTGATCCTTCATTATTTGGTCGTAGATAAAGACCATGTGAGGGACTTGGGATATGCTTTTGAAGAGTTTTTCTTTTACAGATTTATAGTTTTCGTCTAAAAATAGCCAAAGGACGTCAGGGGTTAACTTGATCAGTACGGAGCTTATTTGGAATGAATTAAAGTAGTGAAGAATGGTTTCCCAGTTTTCCGCGCTGGAGGCCAAGTGTTTTTGTTTGTACTGCCGGTTAGCAGCTGTTATTGTGTTGAAAACGCCTTCGCCGCCAACTCGGCCAAGTATCAGTGTTAAAGGTTTGTTCTTGTCAAGTTCGAAGGATTTAGTGTCACTAAAAAAATCAAAGTTTTCTACTTCCATGTTTTCGCTCTAGTAAACAGGAGTTGATTTAGAGGTCAGATATTTTCCATCGGGCACGACCGCAAATTCTCCAGTCGGCTGTAACTTTGATGATGCGTTCTGGCCAGTCCGGATTCAGTGCATATAAGTATTGCTCACTTCCTTCTTGTCTCAGTTGCCTTAACGTAACAGCCTCATCTCTTGTTCTTTTTGCAACAACATAATTTCCAGGAGTCGCTTCAAGAGATGGATCTATTACGATTTTGTCTCCCTCTTGGAATCTTGGCTCCATGCTGACTCCTTCAACTCGTAAGACAAAAGCTTGGGGACCGACAGGGCCAGGAGCGTCAATCCACTCCTCCGCTTCTTTCGGGTCAAAAGTGACGTCTGCTTGGCACCACGCTCCCGCAGAGATCGAGCCTATTACTGGCAGCTTGCGTCCTATATGGCTCAAGAGAGTTGTGCTACTGAACTCGCCCATACCATAGGGCATGTCTAGATAACCGCTGTGCAGGCCTAAGGCCGTTTCTAACTCACGAGCAATCTGGTTACCGATTCCTTTGGTTGGATTTTTACCTCCAAAAGCGCTTACCTGAGCAGGGGCTTTGCCTAAGAGGTCGGCAATATCAATCAGGCGGAGCTTCTTCTCTGCCATGACTCTACGGAAATTTTGTAGGCGGGTATCGGAAATCTTCATTTGCAGATTCTGGCTTGGTTAACCTTCTAGGTGAATGTCCTCCGTGGTGTTGAAAAAAATAACCTTATGGGTTAATTTCGTTTGGGAGGTGACCCTATGAAGCTACGTGACTACATCAGCAGCCTGGATTCCGAGGCGCTTGCTGCATATGCAGAGCGCTGTCAAATCGCTGTGAGTTATCTGCGTTTACATGTCAAGTATGCGAGTAAAGATCCAAGCGTTTCTTTGATCAAATCTCTGGCACGAGAGAGTGAAGGCTGCGTTTCGCTGATTGAGGTTCTAGAACATTTCGGTGTAATCGATATGACGCTGCCAAAGAAAGCGGCGTAGGAAGAAAAAAGGCGACCCAAAGGCCGCCCAGTTCCTCCCAGCACACACCACCACAGTGTCGCCGGGTCGCGGTTTAGGTAGGCGCGCACACCACATGCAAAAACGTCTACTTCAACCGCGCTTTCAAGGCTCGGAAGCCTTGGGTTGCTGCCTTCTCCACCACAGATTGGGCAGCTGTTGCGCCAGAGGTGAACAACGGATTGTTCGCCTCGGCACGGTGCCGGTATCGGTCTTGCGGACCTAGCCGGCGTTTGGGCCCTTACAAGCCACGCGGCAAATGTATCACCACTGCATGCCGCGCGGCACTGGCAACTTTTAGGATTAATGCCATGAGCCGTATTGCTCTGAACTCTGTTGAGCGGGCCAAGCGGGAAGTCTTGCCGCTCGATCTCGCGCTTTACCATGCTGCCCGGGACTATCCCGGCGGCGCCGCTGCCATCGCTGCCACCACCGGCCGCAACCCGACCACGCTGCAGCACAAGCTGTCTCCAACCCACCCCAGCCACAGCATCAACATTCAGGAGTTCGGCGAGATTCTGGAGCTGACCAAGGACCGGCGCATTCTCGATGCGGTGCATGCCTTGGTAGGGGACACGATCTGGCAGGAGTTGGCCGAGGCTTACACCAACGACATGCCGGAGACGCTGACCACGGGCATTGCAGTGTATTTCCGTCAGGTTGCAGATTTGGCCGACACCTGGGCCAAGAGCATCGGCGATGGTGTGGTAAGTGATGCAGAGCTGGCCGAAATCCGCCTGCAGGTGTTTCGCGGCATACAGGGGCTGCTGGGCATGTTTAACCGCGCCAGTTACGTCAACCAGACCACTCGGGGGGCGGACCATGGCTGACCTTGCGGATTTTGCCAACGATCTGGTGCAAGAGCGCCTTGATCAAGCGCTCGCGGCGCGTCAGTTGCTGAGACCTGAGCTGGCGGCGCATTCCTTCCTCATTTGCGAAGACTGTGACAGCCCTATTCCTGAAGCGCGACGTTTGGCGCAGCCGGGTTGCACCATGTGTGTGACCTGTCAGGAGATCGATGATGTGCGGAGGGCCCGCCATGCTTGATGAGGTCTTGGGGCAGTTCGCCGATTATGGCCTGGAGCCCGCGCAGCCGTTGGTGTTCGGCAAACTCACTCGCTGCAAGACGGCGCAGGATAAGGGCAAGGAGAAAAACGGCTGGTACGTGGTGCATGAGCACTACACCGAGAAGGGCGAGACCCTGATCTTCGGCAGCTTTGGCGATTGGCGTTCGGGTGTGACGCAGAAGATCAAGGTCAAACCCGGGCGGATGAGTGCCGAGGAGCGTGAGGTGATGCGCGCCCGGCAGGAAGAGGCGAAACGCCGGGCGGCGGAAGTGGCGGCCAATGCGGCGCGTCGTGCGGCAAAGCGTGCCGTGGGGTTGTTCAAGCGCATGCCGGAGAAGGGCAAGAGCACCTACCTGGACCGCAAGCAAGTGGTGGGCTTCGGGGTGCGCTATGCGCCGCGCTCGGGTGCGTTCCTGGTGCCCATGAGCAACGTACGCGACCAGATCGTCGGCTTGCAGGTGATCTATCCCGAAAAGCAGGAAGACACCGGGCGCGACAAGTCCTATTGGCCCTATGGCTTGTCGAAAGAGGGCGCTTTCCACCTGATCGGTCCGCACCCTGAACCCGGCGAGCCGGTGCTGATGTGTGAGGGCTACGCCACCGGCGCCAGCCTGCACATGGCGACCTCGCTGACCGTGGCCATCGCCTTTGATGCGGGCAACCTCATGCCGGTGTGCAAGGCGATGCGTGAGCGCTTTGCCGGTTGCCCGATCATCGTTTGTCGGGATGATGACTGGAAGACCAAGCGGGCCAACGGTGAGCCCTGGAACCCCGGCAGAGAGCGTGCTGAAAATGCGGCAACGGTGGTCGGCGGCCAGGTGGTGGCGCCGATCTTCTCCGGCGAGCGGGAGATCAAGTGGACCGACTTCAACGACCTGCACTGCGCCGAAGGTTTGGAGGCAGTGCGTCGTCAGGTGCTGGCGGTAGTCAGGCCACCCGCTGCGGGAGGCTGGCGGGATCAGTTGGCCCGCAGCGACAGCGGCATGCTGATCGCGCACATGCAGAACGTTGAACTGATCCTGAGCAACGATGAGCGCTGGGCCGGGGTGATTGGCTTCTGTTCGTTCAGCGCCAAGATCGTCAAGCTGCGGGTACCGCCCTATGGCGGCGACACTGGCGACTGGGCCGACATCGACGACATGCTGGTGATGAAGTGGCTCGCGCAGCAGTACAACCTGCGGGTCAAGGTCGGCAACGTGATCGAGGCAGTGAGCGTGGTAGCGCACTACCGGGCGTTTCACCCGGTGCGCAATTACTTGCGCGGCCTTGAGTGGGACCGCGTGCCCCGCCTCGATTCCTGGCTCACCGAGATCATGGGTGTGGCGCCGACCGACTACAGCTCAAAGGTCGGCAAGCGCTGGATGGTTTCGGCGGTGGGCCGGGTGATGGCTCCGGGGTGCAAGGCGGACTCGGTGATGATTCTGGAAGGCGCCCAGGGCGCCGGTAAGTCTACGGCGATGAGCATTCTCGGCGGTTCGTGGTTTATGGACACGCCGTTTACCCTGGGCGACAAGGATGCGTTCCAGGCGATCCGGGGCAAGTGGATTATCGAGCTGGGCGAGCTGGACAGCTTCAACAAGGCCGAGTCTACCAAGGCCAAGCAGTTCTTCTCAGCCTCGGTGGACACCTACCGCGAGAGCTACGGCCGCAGAACGATGGATGTACCACGCCAGTGTGTTTTCGTGGGCACCACCAACCAGGATGAATACCTCAAGGACGCCACCGGCAACCGGCGTTATTGGCCGGTGGCTTGCACCAAGGTCGACCTGGAGCAACTGCGACAGATCCGCGACCAGCTCTGGGCCGAGGCGATGTTTTGCTATCAGGCGGGTGATATCTGGTGGGTGATTCGTGATGAAGCGCTGTTGTTCGCCGAGGCGCAGGAAGAGCGCTTTGTGGTGGATGAATGGGAGGTGCCGATTCTGAAGTGGCTGGAAGAGTCGCACCTGGGGGAGACCACCACCGGCAGTCAGATCCTGGCTGAGGTTCTGAAGATCGATCCTAGCCATTGGGACAAGCCAGCGCAGATGCGCGTCGGCTCGATCATGCATCGGCTGGGGTGGCGTAAGAAACGTATGCCGGCGTTGACGAAGAGCGGCGTGCGCCCGTGGGCCTATCAGAAGCCGACCAACTGGGGGCGCGGATCTGCATTGCAGGTGGCGCCGATGGAGGAGGAGCCTTGCTTTGATTAAGCGAATCGACGAGATGCTCAAACTCTGGGCTCAGGATCTGCACATGCCCACGACCCTAGCCACCGGCACCGCAGGCGGCGGCAACATGATCGCCATGCTGATGGAGTGCAAAGGCGAGCTGATACGGGGTACCCGGGGCAGCCGGGTGCTGCTGGATGAATCGGCCGATATCGAGCTGATCGTCAACAAGCACCTGCCGCCCGAGCTGGCCCTGGTGGTGATGGAGCATTACTGCAATCACGACAGCTTCTTGGCCCAGAAGTACGCGCACTGTGGTTGCAGTCGTGAGACGTACTACCAGCGCCTGCATCAGGCGCATGTGTTCATCGAGGGCATGCTGATGGGGAAGGTGGCTTGACGCTTACCCTCGGTGCGCTTGTCTCTGTCCTACTGGCTCGCCTTGTCCGACCGCGTTTTAACGCAGCAGGACAAGCGCGGGCCTTGTCATTCCTGGGCTGTCCTACTGTCCAACCTCTCAGCGCGTCATGCGCACACATGAGCGCAGCGGGCACACATTACGCGCCGTGGGCGCGCACGCGTGTCTTTCAATTTCTTCTTACATGCGAGAAAGGAAAGATAGAGGTAGGACAGTAGGGCAGAGCTTTGTATTTCGGGGCCTGTAGCTGTCCTGCCTGACTCACTATCAGTGGGACAGGTAGGGCAGCGCCAAAGGCGCTGAAAGCCGAAATAAAGATATTCGCCGACATTGCCTAGGCGTTCACCCGACATTCACCGGGTGGCGTTAAAACAGGGTTGCTGCCACCGGAATCCACCTGTAAAAAGTAGCCATCTTCGATAGGTGCGACCGCAGAGAGCGGCAGGCACCCACACACCAAACCCGGCCCTTGCGCCGGGTTTTTGCGTTTAAGGGGCAGGCGATGACGAACGAGCAACAAGCACTGGCAGAGATGCCGATCTGGTTAGTGATCGTCCTGGCCCTGGTGGGCGGCGTCTCCGGCGAGATGTGGCGAGCAGACAAGGAAGGGGCGCGAGGTTGGGCATTGGTTCGACGTCTCGCGCTGCGGTCCGGTGCCTGCATCGCCTGCGGGATGGCGGCAATGATGTTGCTGATTGGTGCGGGTTTGTCGGTGTGGACGGCGGGCGCCTTTGGCTGCCTGACGGCGATGGCCGGGGCGGATGTCGCTATTGGCCTGTATGAGCGGTGGGCGGCGAAGCGGATCGGGGTGTGCAAGGTGCCTCCTGTCACTGAGGATCGGGGTTGATGCGCTAGAAGCCACGTAATACGGGGCTTTCAGGTTTTCGCACTGGTTTGGTGCGCGGAAAAACGCCGGGGACCCTGGGAGCATCCCGAGGACACGGGGTCGGGAACCCGCGGGACTTCGTTAGCGGCAGGGCTGCCAGCTTACTGAAATTCAATCCATTGAAATTGAAAGGTTCGATTGAAAAGCCGTTGAAAAAGGAGGGCTCATGACAGAACCAACCTACCTGTCAAAGAGCGCCTTTGCGGCTCGCATCGGCAGGTCGCCCAGCTACATCACCTGGCTCAAAGACAACAACCGGTTGGTGCTTTCGCCGGACGGCAAGAAGGTCGATGTGCAGGCCACCGAGGCGCTGATCCTCGAAACCTCCGACCCTAGCAAGGCCGGTGTTGCCGCTCGCCACCAACAGGAGCGGATACAGCGCGACGTTCATAGCCAACTATCCCCCCTGGCCGAGCCGACTTCCACGGCTGCGCCGCCGCAGCCCCTTACCGGCTCAGGCAAGCCTGCGGACTTTCAGAAAGCCAGGGCGCACCGGGAGCACTACCTGGCCCAGCTGGCGGAAATTGAGTTTCACAAGGCGCAGGGCTCTCTGGTGGATATCGCGGCAGTGCGGTCGGGTGCGCACAGCGTGGGTCGCATGCTGCGCGACACGCTGATGGGTATGCCGCCGCAACTGGCCCCAGAGTTGGCCTCGATGACTGATCCCTGGGAGATCGAGCGACACCTGAGTGCCGCTCTACGGCTCCGGCTCGACGAGGCCACGCGGATGTCACGCGAAAAACTTGGGCACACGCTTGATTCCAACTGGGAGGTGATCGATGACCCCGGGCAGACCTGACGGCGCCGAGGTGTACAGCGAGGCTTATTTCCGTGGGCTGATGCCGGACCCAGACGTGTGGATTGATGAGTGGGCCGATGAACACATGCGCATCCCGCGTGATACTGGCGCAGCGGAGCCCGGCCAATACCGCACCTCTCGCACCCCTTATGCCCGGGAGCCCATGCGCTGCCTGTCACCGGCTCACCCGTGCAAGCGCGTGGTCACTATGGTGGCCTCGCAGTTGATGAAAACCCAGATCGCCTTGAACTGGATCGGCGGCCTGATCCACATGGCGCCGTCCAACATCCTAACGTTGCTGCCCAGCCTGGGCCTGGCCAAGCGGGTGTCTTCACGGATCGGCAAGACCATCAAGGCCACGCCTGTGCTGCGCGAACGGGTGGCGTCCAGTCGCTCGCGGGATTCGCGCAACACCATGGACACCAAGGAGTTTGAGGGCGGCTCGTTGTACGTGACGACGGCGGGGTCTGCGGCCAACTTGGCGGAGCTGTCGGCGCGCTATGTGTACGGTGATGAGGTGGACCGTTGGGAAGTGGACGTCGGCGAGGAGGGCGACCCCATCGAGCTGGCGGAGACCCGGGGCAGTACCTTCGGCCGCAACGCCAAGTTTTACTTCTCCAGCTCGCCCACGATCAAGGGGGCCTCGCGGATCAGCGATCTGTTCGAGTCCAGCGACCAACGTTACTACTACGTGCCCTGTCCGCATTGCGGGCATCGGCAGGTATTGGAGTGGGAGCGCTTGCTGTACTCGGCGGACTTCACCATGGCGCATTACCAATGCGCCGGGCCTGAGTGTGACGTGCTGATCGAGGAGCATCACAAGGGGTGGATGCTGGCCCAGGGCGAGTGGCGTTCGCATGCCCAGGGCGATGGCGAAACGGTAGGTTTCCACCTCAACGCCTTGTACTCGCCACCTGGCTGGATGGACTGGCGCACGCTGGCGCGGCAGTTCGAGAAGGCCAAGAAAGCCCAGGTCAAGGGCGATCTGGAGCCGATGCAGGTGTTCTATAACACCCGGCTTGCCAAGGTGTGGGATAGCGCTCAAGAGCAGACCAAGGCCCATGTGCTGCGGGACCGGGCACGCCTTGAGAACTACTGCCTCGGGTCGATGCCAGCCGGTGTGCTGATGCTGACCGCCGCTGTCGACGTCCAGGCCAACCGCCTGGAGCTGATGGTGATGGGCTTCGGTGTCGGCATGGAGCGCTGGGTGATCGACCACCAGGTGATCTGGGGCGACCCGGCGAACGAACAGACTTGGGCGGTGCTGGATGAAAAACTCAAGGCGCGTTACCGGCACCCCTGCGGCGTTGGTCTGGCAATCCTTGCCGCTGGCGTCGACTCGGGCGGCCATCACACGGATGAGGTTTATCAGTTCTGCCGGCTCCGCCGTTGGCGCAACGTCTTCGCCATCAAGGGCGCGAGCAAGCCAGGCCGGCCAGTGATCGCTCAGCGGCCGTCGATGGTGGACGTGACCTGGAAGGGCCAGACCGAACGCAACGGCGCCGAGCTGTGGTTTGTCGGTACCGATACCGCCAAGGACTGGATCTACAACCGCTATCCCTTCGAGAACGGGCCGGGTGCTTTGCACTTTGCCAATGACTTGCCCGATGAGTTCTTCGACCAGTGTGTGGCCGAAAGCAAGGTGGCGCGCTACGTCAAAGGCCACAAACGCATCGAGTGGGTCAAGGGCAAGGCCGACCGGAACGAGGCACTCGACCTGATGGTGTATTGCCTGGCGATGGCGCATTACCTGGGCATCAATCGCTACCTCGAATCCGACTGGGACCGCGTGCGGCAGGCTATGGCCCAGGCCGGCCTGTTCGATGAAGTGGCAACCGCTGCACCTGCGCAGATGGAGTCTGTTTCTGATGAGCCAAAACCAGCTCCTGTCGTTGAACCGGTGGTTCAGCCGAGCGCCCCAGCGGTCATGCCCCGGCCAGCAGCTCCACCCCCTCAACGCCGTATGTCTACTAGCGGCTATCTGAAGAGACGCTGATATGTCCTTTACCCAGAAACACCTCGACGCTATCGAGGGCGCTATCGCTCGCGGTGAGAAAACCGTGCGCTACGGCGACCGCACCGTGGAGTACCGCACGGTGGATGAATTGCTCAGGGCCCGCGAGGAGATCCGGGGCAGCCTGAGTGCAGCCGCCGGACCACGCGCTCGCGTGATCCGACTTTTCCATGGAGGCAAGGGACTGTAATGGCTCGCCACTTTCCGACGCTGACCCGTAACGGTTTCTTGCTGCCGTCCAATATCAAGGCCAGTTACGAGGGCGCCGGAGAGGGGCGCCGCTCCTCGGGCTGGGATGCCCCCGACAACGGCATCAACACCATCAACACCCCGGCCTTACGCAACCTGCGCTCGCGCTCGCGGGCGGCGGTGCGCAACGACCCGTATGCGTTCAACGTGATCGACAAGCGGGTCAGCAACCTGATTGGCACCGGAATCAATCCCCGGCCACGGACGGCTGACCACGACCTGCGCGAGCTGCTGCAGAATTTGTGGGAGGACTGGGTGGATGAGTCGGACGCAGATGAGTTGACCGACTTCTATGGCCTGCAGGCCCTGGCGGCTCGAACGGTCGAGACGTCAGGCGAGTGCTTTGTGCGCCTGCGTCCTCGCAGTCTCAACGAAGGCTTGGCGGTGCCGCTGCAATTGCAACTTCTGGCGCCGGAGTTCGTGCCTCATGACAAGTTTGAAAGCACCCGCGACGGCAATGTCATTCGAGCCGGGATCGAGTTCAATCCCATGGGCAAGCGGGTGGCGTACTGGATGTACCGCTCGCACCCGGGGGATTCCTCGTCGTTGAACGGCGGTTACAACCAGTTGGTACGAGTGCCAGCGTCCCAGGTGCTGCACATCTTCGAACCGATAGAGCCGGGCCAGTTGCGCGGTGTTCCGCGTTTGTCGCCGGTGCTCAAGCGCCTGCGCAGCCTCGACAACTACGACGATGCGGTGTTGTTCCGGCAGGAGGTGGCGAACCTGTTCGCCGGTTTCATCTCGCGGCCGACGCCCGAGACGGGGCCGGCGCCGCGAGATCCAGTCACTGGCCAGCCGCTGATGGCGGATCGGGATGGCTTCACACCGATGGTGGCGCTGGAGCCGGGGACGATGCAGGAGCTGGGGCCGGGTGAGGAGGTCGAGTTTTCCAAACCGCCGGACGCGGGCAACAACTACCCCGACTTCATGCGGCAGCAGCTGATGGCTGCCGCAGCGGGTACCGGCACGCCCTACGAGATCCTCACGGGCGACATGCGCGAGATCAACGACCGGGCGCTGCGGGTGGTGCTCAACGAGTTTCGGCGCCGCCTGGAGCAATTGCAGTTCGGCGTTTACGTGCACCAGCTGTGCCGCCCAGTCCGGGCCGCCTGGATGGATATGGCCGTGCTCTCGGGCGCGCTGCAGCTGGAGGACTACGCGCAACGGCGCCGTGATTACCTGCGTACCCGTTGGGTGCCTCAAGGCTGGGCCTACATCCAGCCAGTGCAGGACGTTCAAGCCCGACGCATGGAAGTGCAGGCCGGCTTTGCCTCGCGCAGCGAGATGGTGCTGCGCACAGGTTACGACGCGGAGACGGTCGACGCCGAGAACGCGGCGGATCAGGAAAGGGCCGAGCGCCTAAAACTCAACTACAGAACTCACGAAGTCGTCGATCCTGTCGACGACAAGGAGCAACCATGAGCAAGAAAGCGCAGGTGCGCGTTTACGACAAGGCCGGCAAGCTGGTGCCGGTCAAGGACCAATCCTGGTACACCCTGCGGGCCAGCGGCGAAGCCGAACAGCGCAGCATTGAAGTCTTCGTGTATGGCGAGATCGGTACCTGGGGCGTGACGGCCAATCAGTTTGTGCAGGATCTGCGAGCCCTGGACGACGGGGCGTCTCCGGTGATCGCCGCGTTTAACAGCATCGGCGGTGACCTGTTCGACGGCCTGGCCATTCACAACGCGCTTTCGCGGTTGGGGGAGCGCTGCACCGGCCGTATCGACGCCCTGGCCGCCAGTGCTGCCAGCGTGGCAGTGTGCGGCGCTCACCGGGTGGTGATCGCGGCCAATGCCATGCTGATGATTCACAACCCTTGGACCTACGCCTCGGGCGATGCCGAGGACTTTCGCAAAGTGGCCCAGGTGCTCGACCAGACCATGGAAGCCATCATCGCCGCCTATAAGGCCAAGGCACCGGACATCGATGAAGAGGAGCTGCGGCGCCTCGTTGATGCCGAGACGTGGCTGACGGCGAATGAGGCGGTGGCTCTGGGCCTGGCGGACGAGGTGGGCGATGGTGTCACGGTCAAAGCTTGCTTGGGCCAGGGCGCGGCGCTGCAACGCTTTCACAACGCTCCGGCTGAGCTGCTGGCCCAATTGGATGAAGCGCCGCAGCCAGATCCGCAGGTGCCAGCCGATCCGCCAGAGCCGGCTCCGGTGGTGGATGCCGCACAGCTTGCGCTGCTGGTCACCCAGCGCTGCACGGCTGCCGGTATCAGCAACCTGATCGAGCCGCTGTTGAAGTCCACCCAGCTGGAAAGCGAGGCCGTTGTTCAGGCGGGTTTGACACGGGCCAAAGCCATCAACGATTTGTGCGTGGCCGCCCGTTTGCCTGAGTTCAGTGCCGAGTATGTGGCGGCCGGTCTGGATGCTGCCGCTGTGCGGGCGCGGCTGTTCGACAAGCTGGTGGGCAGCGGCAAGGGTTTCGAGATCGACAACAGCCTGCCGCTTGAAGCAGATCCACCACCCAAAGTGCAGGCCAAACAGATTGATCAGCCCTCCATCTGGGCCGCTCGCCAGGCCGCACGAAACCCATCCGCAAAAGGAGCTAGACCATGACCATTCAACGTGAGCCGATGCATGCGGGTGAATTCCTGCTGTCCGAAGGGGCCGGCACCATTTCCCGCGAAGCCATCAACGTGGCGGCGGGCCCAGCTCTGGAGCCGGGGCAGATCCTCGGCCTGGTGGTGGCTACCGGTGAGTTTGCCCCCTACAAACCGACCGCCGAGGACGGTAGCGAAAACGCCCAGGCCATTCTCTATGGCCCCTTGGGTGAGTCAGATGTGGTTCGCCGTGGTCGCGCTGTGGTGCGTTTGGCCGAGGTCAGCGAAGCGCACCTGACCGGCCTGGACCCAGCCGCCGAGAAGGCCCTGGCGACTCATTTCGTGATCGTCCGCTAAGAAGATTCACCCTCGTTTACCGAGCCCGCCTTTGCGGGTTTTTTGCTTTCTGGAGATTGCTTCATGGCTGACATTGAGATTTTCAACGACGACGCGTTTTCTGTTTCTTCGCTGACGGCGGCGATCAACGATCAGGAGTATCTCCCGGGTCGTATCAGCAGCCTGGGCCTGTTCCAGGAGCAGGGTATTACCACCCTGACGGTGCAGATCGAGAAGGACGGCGACACCCTCGCGCTGGTCCCTGCGGGCGAGCGTGGCACCTCGGGCTTGGTGGTCGGTGGTAGCAAGCGCAACCTGATCCCGTTTAACACCGTGCACCTGCCGGAACGCTTTGCCATCAAGGCCGACGAGATCCAGGGCATCCGCGCTTTCGGTACCCGCAGTGAGCTGCAGTCGGTGCAGGACGTGGTTAACAAACGCCTGGCCAAGTGCCGTCGCCAGTTGGACGCCACCCACGAATTCCAGCGCATGGGTGCCTTGAACGGCCAGATCCTCGATGCGGACGGCAAGACGGTGCTGTTGGACATCTACAAGACCTTTGGGGTGACTCGTAAAAAGATGCCAATGGGGCTCAACGACCCTGCCACTGAAATTCGCGTCAAGTGCGGCGAGGCCCTGGACCTGCAAGAGGATGCCTTGGGCAGTATCACCAGCACCGGAGCACGGGCGTTTTGTGGCAAGAACTTCTGGAACAGGCTGATCGTCCACGAGAAGGTCGAGCAAACCTTCCTCAACACCCAGCAGGCTGCAGCACTGCGGGGTGATGCCCGCGAGAGCTTTGAGTTCGGTGGCATCGTCTGGGAACGCTATCGCGGCAAGGTTGCTGGGGTTTCCTTTGTTCATGACGACAAGGCGCTGCTGATTCCCGAGGGCGTGCCGGATCTGTACATCTCGGTGTTTGCCCCGGCCGACTACATGGAGACGGTCAACACCGAGGGCCTGCCGTATTACAGCAAGATCGAGCCGATGCCGTTCGGCAAGGGCATGGCCGGCGAAGCGCAGTCGAACCCGCTGCACCTGTGCACGCGGCCATTGGCTCAGATCCTGCTGGAGATGTAGCCGTGGGCATTCGCGAGCTGGTCGCCGATGTTGACGATGCGGTGTTCGAGGCGCTGGGGGATACGGCCTACATCGAAGGGCGCGAGGTGCTGGGGATGTTCTCGGCGCCTTGGCTGCAACCCAAGCTCGGCAAGATGTCCACGGCGCTGCGCGAGCCGCACCTGGTGATTCGTGTGGCAGACGCCGAGGGCGTAGAGATCCGGCAACAGGTGCGGATTGACCTGCCGGAGCATGACGGCGGTGGGGTTTATACCCTGATCCTGGTGGAGCCGACAGGTGACGGCCTGGTGACGCTTGTCTTGAGGATCAACCCATGAACGTTGGTAGCTATGCACGGGTAGCGGCCAGAGATGGCGTGATCACCTTGCAGTCGTCGCCTGCGCATCTACAGGCGTTCAAGGACTTTTCTGCCTTGGTCCCGAAAGCGGCGGCGGTGGCCCAGCGCCGGGCGATCAACAAAACGTTGCGCTGGCTGCGTACTTACATCTCCCGAGCTGTTAGCAGCAAGGAGCGTATAGCGGTGGGTGCAGTTCGCCAGCGCCTGCGGGCCTATCCGATCAACAGCGCCGGGCAGGGCAAGCTCTGGTTCGGTATCAACCCGATTGAGTCAAGCCGAATCGGCCGCGCCCGGCAGAACAGGTCGGGTGTGTCGGTGGCGGGCAGGCGTTATCAGGGGGCGTTTTACAAGCAGGTCTATGGCAGTCAGGCGGATATCTGGATTCGTACCGGCAGCCGCCACTACGACCCAGCCGACTATCCCGAAACCCGCGAGGGCCGGCGGCGCACGGGCTTCATCAACGAGAACGACAACCGCTTCCCTCTGGCCAAGGCCAAGGTCTCGCTGGATGACGTGCGGCCCGTTTTCGATGAATGGGTCAAACGTGCTGATCAGCGGCTGCTGGAGATCCTGGAGCAGGAGGTGAACTTTGAGCTGCAAAAATACTTGAGAGGTAGCAAAGGTGTCTGAACCCCTCGATCTAGACCAGCTCTATCAGGCCATCGAACAGCATATCCGCGAGGCTATTCCCGGCCTGTTTGATGTAGCAGTGATGCCTGACAAGCTTGGGCGCATGGCACTTCCAGCCGTGATTGTTGAGCTGGTCGAGCTGGAGCCTGGAACCGATCCGCTGACCGGCGAGACGGGGCTGGAAGCCCGATTTGAAGCGCGGGTGATGGTGGGAGCCGAGCAGGCTCAATCTGAGCGGCAGGCGCTGTTCATCGCTTCGCAGCTTGCGGTTTTGCTACGCATGCAGACCTGGGGGCAGCCTGTAGAGCATGCGCAGTTTGTCCGCTCCGGCCAGGACTGGACGCGGCCCGAGCTGGACGGCTACACAATCTGGACTGTGGAATGGACCCAGGGCTTATACCTCGGCCTGGAGGAGTGGCCATGGCCCAACCAGCCACCTGGAACCCTGGTGTTTGGGTTCAGCCCTGACACGGGCCCGGGTCACCAGGGCGGCTACCAGGGCCCGGAGGAAATGGCATGAGCTACGTTGCATCAGCGCATGACCGCATGATCGCCGGTCTGATCATTCCCTGTAGCGTGGTCGCGGTCGATCTGGCCGCCGCCATGGTGCGGGTGTCTGATGGTGCCGGCTGGACCAGCGCCTGGGTGCGTTGGCACAGCCAGGCCGCTGGTAAGGCCCGGCACTGGCGGGCGCCGAGCCTGGGCGAGCAGGGGGCCTTGATCAGCCCCAGCGGCGAGCCTGCCCAGGGGACCTTTGTGCCGGGGCTGTATGGCAACGCCGGGACCCAGCCGGACAACCGTGACCACGTCGAGGTGTGGCGCTTCGACGATGGCGGCTCGCTGGTCTACGACTGGCAGGCCAAGAGCTACAGCATCAACCTACCCAGCGGCACGGTGACCATCCAGGTCGGCGGCAGCTCGGCGGTGATCAGCGATAGTGCGATCACGGCAAAGGCCGACACCATCAGCCTGACCGGACAGATCACTTTGGATGGTGAGGTACGAATCACCCGAGCTTTGAAGGTGGCCAGTGATATCCATGGTGGAGGGAAAATCATCGATACCGGAGGCAACACGCCAAACCATAAACATTAGGGCGATAAGGCTGCTTGTAAATAGGATTGAAGTGTGCCGAGCCTGCTTTATCCCGGCACACTTGGTTATCTATAAAAGAGTAACTACTGTTGATCCAAATACAGCTGTATTTCTGAAGGCGTTTTCCCTTGTTCAACAAGTGCTTGTACTGTTTTAGATTTTGCCGCGTCAGCCTCTGCTTGTGCTGCATCAGCTTTTGCTAGATCTGCCGCAGCATCAACGGTCTTTTTGTAAGCGTCGAGTATCTCTGCGGATGTGAAGTTGTGTCGTAAAGATTGCTCGCATAGTCTATATAGCGACTCACGAAGTAGGCTGGTCATTTGAGTTCGTTCGGCAAGTTTCACAACTGATGTTGTAAACTCTGACTTCCCTGTTCCTTCCCCAACGCCGTCTTTCTTTAGCGTTGCTTCAAGCTTTGATACTAGGCTTAACGCCACATCTGGTGGAGGCTCGGAGCAGACTTTGAACTTTGACGACTCAGGAACAAAAAATGCTCCACGACGGGATGCATCATAGTCAAACCAATAAGATTTCGTTGAGTCAAGCTGTTTGCTCCTGGCCGGAGATGTGAAATTTATACATCCCGAGAGTAATAACGATAAACCTATGCATAGCGCGATTCTCATCTTCATGGCCTTTCCTTTTGCGTGAGTTTTATGGAAAGTCTGACTGTTGAGTCAAGTGTTGGCGGAGGTCATAGCCTCCTGAATCGGTATAGATCAAGTAATGTGTTTTTGCTTTGCAATAAATCAGGGAGACTGGTTGGTGCTAATTAGTTAGTAGTAGGTGAAAATTGAATAGTTAGTTATCTATCTAGTTGGTGCTGTTTTTAGCTTGAAACAAAAATTAATCACTAACCCGCCATCGCGGGCTTTTTTTCGCCTGGAGCAAATATGACCACAACCAAGAAACCCGCCGAGCAAACCGGCGGGGAACCGGCAGCGCCTGGCGCTTCGGTGTTTCGCGACACCCTCTATACCTCCCGCTTGCTGATCCTGCCGGACAGCCGGCAACTGGCGGTGAAGCAAGGCCAGGTAACGGCCGAGGCGGGCGACCAGGTGGCGCTGGACTTCCTGCGCTCGCACCCGGACCTACAGCCGCAGGGGTGACGCGATGATCGGAATGGATCGCCGAACGGGCCAGCCGCTGTCCGGCCTTGAGCATGTGCGGCAGTCCATCGAGGACATCCTGACCACGCCACTGGGCAGCCGGCGGATGCGCCCGGAGTACGGCAGCAACCTGCGCCGCTACGTCGACCTCCCAGTGACCGGCGGGTGGAAAAGCGCCGTGCAGGCCGAGGTGGCCCGGGCGCTGTTGCGCTGGGAGCCGCGCTTGAAGCTGGAGCGGGTGCAGGTGGTGGCGGTAGTGGGTGGCCAGATCAGCTTTCAGCTGGTTGGCCAGTATCTGGGGGATAGCGCGGTGTTGGAGGTGACGGTATGAGCATACTGGACTTGTCGGCCCTGCCGGCGCCGCAGGTGCTGGAGCCCCTGGACTATGAGGAGTTGTACCAGCGCAAGCTGGCGCTGTTCCGCCTGGCGATGGGGGAGAACTGGACCGCCTCGCTGGAGAGTGACCCGATCGTCAAACAGCTGGAGTTGGTGGCTTATGGCGACATGCAGATACGGGCTCGGATCAACGACGCGGCCAAGGCGTTGCTGCTAGCCCACGCCAAGGGCTCGGACCTGGATCACCTGGCGGCCAACGTAAAATTGGCCCGGTTGGTGATCCAGCCCGGAGATCCCCAGGCTGTGCCGCCGCTGGAGGAGGTCAAGGAGTCCGACGACGCCTTGCGCGAGCGCGTCCAGTTGGCCTACGAGGGATTGACCACGGCGGGCCCTCGCAACAGCTACATCCTGCACGCTCGCAATGCCTCGGCGCTGGTGGCGGATGCATCGGCAGAAAGCCCGGCCCCGGCCTGCGTGACGGTGTCGGTGCTGAGCTTGGAGGGTGACGGTACCGCCGGGCCTGAACTGCTCGCGGCCGTTGCCAAGGCCGTTAACGATGATGATGTGCGGCCGGTGGCGGATCGGGTCACGGTGCAGACCGCTCAGGTGCTGCGTTACCGCGTGGATGCGGTGTTGCACATGAAAGGCCCTGGCCCGGAAAGCGATGCCGCGCTGGTGGAGGCAGAACGCAGGTTCAAAGCCTGGATGAACCCGCGCAAGCGATTGGGCGTCGAGGTCGCCCGTTCGGCTATCGATGCGCAATTGCATGTCGCAGGTGTGGCCCGGGTGGAATTGCTGGGTTGGCAGGACCTGGCCCCGACCCAAGCCCAAGCGGCGTATTGCACGGGCTACAGCATCAAGCTGGGGACCTGATATGCCGAGCCTACTCCCCATCAACAGCACGACGCTGGAGCGCGGCCTGGAGGCGGTCAACACGAAGGACACGGCCAGCATCCTGCGCACGCTGTACAACCCGGACACCTGCCCGGCGCACCTGCTCTCGCAGCTGGCGTGGGCCTGGTCGGTGGACCGCTGGGACCCGACTTGGTCGGAGTCGGTCAAGCGCAGCGCCATCAAGGCCTCGTTTTTCATCCATGCCCGCAAGGGCACCATCGGCGCGCTGCGGCGGGTGGTGGAACCGCTGGGCTACCTGATCGAGATCATCGAGTGGTTTAACACCGTGCCCCAAGGCGTACCCGGAACCTTTGCCTTGAAGGTTGGTGTCCTCGATACCGGCATCACCGAAGAGATGTATCAGGAGCTGGAACGTCTGATCGACGATGCCAAACCGGTCACCCGGCACCTGACCGGCCTGGCGATCAGCCTGGAAACCAAGGGCGCACTGAACATCGGTGTGGCTCTGAACCTCGGCGACGAAATCGACGTGTATCCGCCTGTGCTGCGTGACATCGTCACAACCGGCGTCCTAGGCAACACCGGGCGCGAAGACTCAACCGACAGCGTCGACGTTTATCCGCCCGCCTCGGGGGCCATTGCCTTGACTTGCTACATCGGCGCCCCTGGGCGTGAACATTCAATCGACTACCTGGATACCTACCCATGATTGACCCGAACAGTCAGTTTTTCGCAATTCTCACTGCGGCGGGTGAGGCCAAGCAGGCCAACGCCGATGCCTTGGGCATACCCTGGAAACTAACCGAGATGGGCGTCGGCGATGCCAACGGCACCGACCCTATCCCAGACCGGGCGCAAACTCGGCTGATCAACGAGCGCCGGCGCCGGCCGCTGAACAAGCTTTCGGTTGACCCGGCGAACCCGAACATCATCGTGGCCGAGCAGATCATTCCGGCCGACGAGGGTGGCTGGTGGATTCGTGAGATTGGTTTGTATGACGCTGACGGCGCCCTGGTCGCGGTGGCGAACTGCGCCCCGAGTTACAAGCCGCTGATGTCCCAGGGCTCCGGCCGGACCCAAGTCGTGCGCATGAACTTCATCGTCTCCAGCGCGGCCAGCGTGGTGCTGAAAATCGATCCGGCGGTGGTGCTGGCCACCCGGCAATATGTCGATGACTCGATTGCCGATGCGGTCAACCGTCAGGATGCGAAAGCCTCGGTGCTGGTGGCGACCACGGGGCCGATTCAGCTGGCCGGGACTCCGACCATTGACGGGGTGCCTGTGCCGCTCGGCTCGCGGGTATTGGTGAAGGACCAGGACCAAGCCAAGGACAACGGGATCTACATCACCGCCGAGATCTGGAAGCGGGCCACTGATGCAGACACCAGCACAAAGGTTACTCCGGGCCTGCTGGTGGCTGTCGAGCAGGGCACAGCCAGCGCCGATACCTTGTGGCTGCTGTCGACGGATGGACCGATTATCCTCGGCACCACGCCGCTGGCGTTCAAGAATGTGACCCAGGGCCTGGCGCCGATTAACTCGCCGTCGTTTACCGGGGCGCCGACTGCTCCGACTGCGGCGCAGTTTGACGCCAGTAAGACCCTGGCCACGACAGAGTTTGTGCAGCACGCCTTAGGCAATATCGCCGGATTCTTCCTGGTCCCAACCCTACCGACTACATTGAGCCCTTCCGCTGCGGGTGCGCGTGCTGTCATTTCCGCAAGCGTTTCTGGGACACTCACGCTTCCCTCGCTGGTCGGTCTAAAGGATGGTGCCAAGTATTACCTGCACAATAATAACGGGGTTTCCGTCACTGTTGCGGCGCAGGGCGGGCACAAGATCAATGCATTCGGAGTCAACCAACTGTCGAGCTTTACCATGCTACCTGGCGCCACCGCAGTGTTGATCGCGGCCGGCAATCAGTGGTTATTTGAAGAGGGCTCGACGGCTCTTGAATACGTCCCGGAATTCGCAAAGGTTCATGCCCCGGTTGGTTATCAGAAGCTACCCAGTGGCCTGATCGTTCAATGGGGCAACATACGAGTGGGTACAAATCCTACGACCTTTACCTACCCTATTGCTTTTCCAATCGCCGTTTTTAGCGTGCAGGTTTCGGCTTCGATTCCGTCGTCCATCGGCAGTACAACGCTTACCGGCGTACCAATAACAGCCCCGGCAAACGACGTGGGTGTGTATGTTTTTGCGGTTGGAAAGTAAGGAGGGAATCCATGTTTACATCTAAAACTACTCGCGGTTTTTACGACCCGACCATTCACCTTTCCATGCCCAAGGACGTGGTGGAGATTTCTGCTGAACGATACGCCGAGCTGATGGCTGGCCAGCCTCAAGGCAAGGTCATTGACTGGGGCAAAGACGGCTTCCCAGTGCTTACCGACCCACCGCCACCGAGCGTTGAGGATCTTGCCGCCGTTGAACGGGCATGGCGAGATCAGCATTTGGCTGAAACGGACGGCGTTGTAACTCGGCACCGCGACGAACTGGAAGATGGCGCTGCTACCACTCTTACAGCCGAGCAGTACAGTCAACTCCAAACCTACCGCCGGGCGCTGCGTGGCTGGCCAGAGTCCGGCGAATTCCCGCTCAGCGAACACCGCCCGCTGGTGCCGGAGTGGTTGTCCAGCTTGACCCCATAAATGCCACGCACTGACGAGGCGTTTTCTTTCCCGCGCTTCGGCGCATGTTCCTCACACGGCCTCGCTCATGCGGGGCTTTTTCATTTCTGGAGCTTATCCATGAGTGGTTTTTTCCACGGCGTTACCGTCACCAATGTGGACACCGGCACGCGAACTATCTCGCTACCGTCGTCTTCGATCATCGGCCTGGTGGACACCTTCACCGAAGGCCCCGACCTCAGCGCCAAGGCCAACGACCTGCTGCTGATCACCAACGAGCGTGAGGCTATCGCGGCCTGGGGCCCGGATGCGGCCATCACCAAGGCCTGCCAGGCCATCTACCAGCGGGCCAAGGCGGTGATCGTCGCTTGCGGCGTGGCCAAGGTGGCGGATGCGGCCGAGCAGACCTCGGCGATCATCGGCGGGGTGCTGGCGGACGGCAAGCGTACCGGCCTGCAAGCCTTGCTGGATGGCAAGAGCCGTTTCAACGCCCAGCCGCGCTTGCTGGTGGCGCCCAAGCACAGCTCGACCCAGGCGGTCGGTACTGCGCTGGTGGCCCTGGCCGACAAGCTGCGTGGCCTGGCGATCATCGATGGCCCCAACAGCACCGATGAAGCGGCCATGGCGTACGCCAAGCACTTCGGCGCCAAGCGCGCCTACATGGTCGACCCGGGCATCCAGTACTGGGACAACGGCGCCAGCGCCACCGTCGATGCGCCGGCTTCGGCCTGGGTCGCCGGGCTGTTCGCATGGACCGACAACGAGTACGGCTTCTGGGCTTCGCCGTCGAACAAGGAGTTTGTTGGTCTCACCGGTACCACGCGCCCCATTGAGTTCCTCGACGGGGACGAGACTTGCCGGGCCAACCTGCTGAACAACGCCAACATCACCACGATCATTCGTGATGCGGGCTTCCGGCTGTGGGGCAACCGCACGCTGTCGAGCGATCCGAAGTGGGCGTTTGTCACCCGGGTGCGAACCATGGACATCGTCATGGACGCGATCCTTTACGGGCACAAGTGGGCGGTCGACCGCTCGATCACCGCGACCTATGTCAAGGATGTGACCGAGGGCCTGCAGGCGTTCATGCGCGACCTGAAGAACCAGGGCGCGATTATCAATTTCGAGGTCTACGCCGACACCGAACTCAACACCGCCAGCCAGCTGGAGCAGGGCAAGGTGTACTGGAACATCCGCTTTACCGACGTGCCGCCCGCCGAAAACCCGAACTTCCGCGTCGAGGTCACCAACCAGTGGTTGACCGAAGTCCTCGATTCCGCCGCTTAAGGAGCCGCAGCAATGGCAATGATTCCCGAAACCCTGGCGAACATGAACCTGTTCGCCGATGGCATCAGCTTCCAGGGCGATGTCCCGAGCCTGACTCTGCCCAAGCTGACGCTCAAGACCGAGGAACATCGGGCCGGTGGTATGGACCTGCCGGTGGAACTGGACATGGGCATGGAAAAGCAAGAGGCCGGTTTTACCACCACCGGTGTGCGCCGCGAGTCGTTGAAGCTCTTCGGTCTGGCTGACGGCACCGCCTTCAACGGCGTGTTTCGGGGTGCCTTCAAGGGCCTCAAGGGCAAGGTCACCCCGGTGATTGTCACCCTGCGCGGCATGCTCAAGGAGGTCGACATGGGCGACTGGAAGTCCGGCGACAATGCCGAGATCAAGCACAACGTGGCGTTGACTTACTACAAGCTCGAAGTCGACGGCCGCCTCATCTACGAGATCGATGCGCTGGGCATGAAGCGCGTGATCAACGGCGTCGACCAGCTCGCCGCCCAACGTTCGGCCCTGGGCCTGTAAGGAAAAACACTCATGACTCAAGCAGCGAAAAAGACACCGGCCTGGATGACCCTGAGCGCCGAGAGCGTGGCCGTGACCCTCACCAAACCGGTGGAGATGAATGGCGTGGTCTGCGACAAGGTCACTCTGCGCGCACCCACTGTGCGCGATGTGCGCGCCGCTAACACTGCCGCTGGCAGTGACGACGAACAGCGCGAACTCATGCTGTTCTCCAGCCTGGCCGAGGTCGGCGCCAAGGACCTGGAGGGCATGACCCTCAAGGATTACCAGCGCCTGCAGGCCGGCTATTTTCGCCTGGTGCAAGACGACGAACTTTGACCCGGCGGTGATGAAGATGGCGGCGAAGCGGCTCGCGAGCGAGCTGCATTTCTCCGCCGAGGAAATCATGACCATGAGGTTATCCGACATGGTCTGGTGGCTCACGGACTGAGCCCATCAACTCGGGCATAGGTGAATCAGATGGCAAGCAAGCTGGCGTTGGGGCTGGTGATCGGCGGCGCCGTCAGTTCGACGGTGGGGGCTGCTTTCAAGACGGTTGAGGGCCGGATCAAGAAGCTGGAGGAACAAGGCAACAAGGCCAAGGTGCTGAAGAACACCATCGGCGAAACCATGCGTCTGCGGGATGAATGGAAGAAGGCCCACGACACCGGTGCGGCCTCGGCGGATGGATTGCTGCGCAAGCTAGAGGGCAATCTGAGCGCCCTGCAGAAGCAAGGTATCCAGGTGCATAAGTTGCGCCAGGAGTATCAGGCTCTGGGAAAGGTCGCCCGTGGTGCTGAATTGAAGGCTTTGGGGTACACCCAGATCCAGCAGGGCAAGGAGGGTCTTAAATCCGGTATCGGTCAGGCGGTGGCCGGTGTCGGCGTGGTGGCCATTCCCGCCAAGATATCGGGTGACTATCAGGCGCAGATCCGGCAGATGGCCTTGTGGGCCCACACCGCCGGCACGGACGCCGAAAAACAGATGGCGGACAAGATCTCTGAGGTCGCTGCGAAGAAAGGGATGGGCCAACAAGCTTTGGCCAAGGCCGTGGGTGGGCTGATCGAAAAGGGGATCGAGTGGGAGGAGTCGGTTGACTACTCGCCGCTGATCGCGGACTTGGTTGATGGTCAGGGTATGGAGGCCGAAACCATTGCCACGCTGTTTAGCGCGTTCAAGGAGGCTGGCGTTAAAAAGGAAGAGATGGGCGCGATGCTGGGGCAGGTCGCAGCCGCTGGCGACATTGGTGCGTTTGGTCCGAAGGACATGGCCAAGTACATGCCGAGCTTGCTGGGTACCATCAAAACGTTGGGCATGGAGGGGCCCGAAGCGGTGCGCTTTTTGGGTGCCAGTTTGCAGTCGCAATACAAGCAGACCCAGGACGCGGCCGCCGCCGCGACCAACATGGACAACCTGCTGAGCGCGATCATCAGTAGCACCAGTCAAGATCGATTCGCCAAGGAGGGAATCGACTTGGTGGGGTCTCTTGCTGAGAACACCAGAAACGGTAAGGCCGACAACCCGGTCGATGCCTTTATCAAGCTGAGCGATGTACTGCTCAGGAAGCAGGACCCATCCAGAGCCAAGGAAGTAGAGGCACTCAAAAAACGCATTCGCGAAAGCTCGGACGGTAGTGCCGAGGAAGCCCAGGCCATGGCGTCACTGCTGGAGTCGGCTGGCTTGGTCGGTATCGTCAGCGACAAGAGTGCTAGCGCCGGTCTGTTGGCGCAGATCAAGTATGGCCGCACGATCAAGGAGGACATGACCACCATCAAGGAGACCGATGGCCAGGCCAAGATCGAGCAGGACGCGAACAAGGCGCGGGAGACTTCAAACGCCAAGTGGTCGATGGTCAAGAGCAGTATGGAAGCCTCGATGACCCGCATCGGTGATGCGCTGCGTCCGCTGACAGATGGTGTCGCGGACGGCCTGGCAAAAGTGGGTTATGCCTTGGCCGGTCTCGCTGATAAATATCCGCCCGTTATTGCAGGTTTTACCGCTGTTGCCGCAGGGCTGAGTGCCCTGGGGCTCGCGGTCAACGCCTTCAAGATCGGCAAGGGCATGCTCAATGTGGCCCGAGGCTCGTTGATGGGTAACCCGAACGTGATCCAGCGAGTGTTTGTCACCAACGCCGGCGGGTTGGGGGGCGGCGGTAGCGATTACGACCTCGACGGTGGCAAGGACAAGAAAGGCGGAAAAGGCGGTAAAGGAGGCCGTGCAGGCAGTACGGGGCGGCTCGGCCGTGTCGGTCAGGCGCTCAGGAATGTCTTTAGCCATCGCGGTGTGGGGCGTGTTGCAAAGGGCGCTGCGAGCCTAGGGTCGACGGCCCTGAAAGGGGCGGGCGCCTTTTTCAAGGGGCTGGCACCAGCGATTAAGGGGGTGGGCTTGCTGTCGGTGTTGGGATCCGGACTTAAGGTCGCGGACACCTACCAGAATGCCAAGACCCGTGATGAAAAGGCCGAAGGTTATGGCGGTGCGGCGGGAGGCTTAGCAGGCTCGTTGGTGGGGGCAAAAATGGGGCTGGCCGCTGGGGCGGCTTTAGGCTCCATCGTTCCAGGGCTTGGCACAGCCATCGGTGGGGCTATCGGTGCCGCTATTGGGGGAACCGTAGGTTACTTTGGCGGGGATGCCCTGGGCTCATATGCCGGCAAAGCGATGTTTGGTTCTGACGATTCGCTCAAGCGGATGCCGGCAGCGGGGCCGCTGATGGTGGTCAACGCCGGGAAGGACATTCCTCCGGTCCTGGGTGATATCGCGAAATCGTTCAAGACCGGACAGACACCCCCGATGATGGGACAGGTGGTGCGCTCCATGGGGGCCGCCGCACCGTCGGCAGCTGTGCCGGCAATGCTCAAGGCGCCCGAACCTGCGAGGCAGGTGCCCAAGGTCGACCAGCAATTCACCTTCGCGCCGACCGTGCCAATCACGGTGCAAGGGGACGTCAAGGACCCGGCTCAGTTGGCCCGGGAGGTCGAGCCCTATATGCGCCGTATGTTCGACGAGTACAGCCGCCAGGCTGCGGCTCGTCAGCTGTCGGACGAACCACACGTTTAAGGAGGTGCCATGGCGTACATGGAACAACTGCAGTCAGGGTTCCAGTCCCTGGTCGAGGCGGGGGAGGCGGGCCGCAGCAGTGCGGATGGCATGCTGACCCCGTTGAACGGAGCCATCAACGAGATTACCGGCGCCGCCTCGGAGCTGGAGAACATCCCGTTTGTGGGGCCTGAGATGGGCGCCAAGCTGCAGCGGACCTTGCGCGGCATCACCGCCGCGCAGTCCGTGGTCGGTGAGGTGGCTGCCAAGTACAGCCAGGCGGTGACGGCGGCGGGGCAGATCCAGCAGCGCCTCGGTACGTTGCAGGAACAGACTGCCAAGGCCAGCGCGGCGATCAACCGGATCGGTGGGCAGGTCAGCCCATCCCTGGGCAACATTCTCCCGACCGGTTCATTCGGCAACCTGGGCACCCCGGCGGCCGAGGCGGTGAAGCCGTTCCCACACTTGCTGATCATTCAGCCGTTCCGGGTTACCGGTGAAGCCTTTTACTTCAACCTCGACACCGCCGCCTTTGAAGAGCTGCGCCGTCAGACCGGGTTCCGCTGGGCCGGCCAGGAACGCCTGACCCGTAGCATCGCGCAGCAGGCGGTGGGGCAGGGTGACGACAAGATCACCCTCAAGGGCGCGGTATTTCCGGGGTTCAAGGGTGGACTGGGTCAGTTGCAAAAACTGCGCAGCATTGGGCGCCGCCTGCAGCCGTTGAGCCTGACCACGGGTTATGGCGAGGTGCTGGGCACCTGGTGCCTTACCAGCCTTGAGGAGGAGCAGAGCCATCTGCTGGCCGGGGGCATCCCGCGTAAGCAGGGCTTTTCAATGGAGTTTGTGAGCTATGGCGACGACATGCAGAACGTCTGACGGGGATCTGCTCGACACCCTGTGTCACCAGTATTACGGGCACCTCAATGGCAGTGTCGAAGCGGTGCTGGATGCCAACCAGGGGCTCGCCGACGAACCCCAGCCGTTCCGGGCTGGGGTGCTGATCGTGCTGCCGAATCTGCCGAGCCAGACCGATTCCTCCGTGCTGCTCTGGGATTGATTGTCAGAGTCACCTACAGACCCCGCGATGTGCGGGGTTTTCCATTTCTGGAGCATGAGCAATGAAACCAGAGTTCCGAATCGTTGCGGACGGCAAGAACATCACCGCGCTGATCAATGACCGGCTGTTGACCCTGCGCACCTCGGACAAGCCCGGCATGGAGTCGGACGAGTTTGAGCTGCGCATCGACGACCGCGACGGCGCGGTGGCGCTGCCCAGCCGGGGCGCGAGCATCGAGGTGTTCATGGGGTACGCCGGCCAGTCACTGACCCGCCTTGGGCGCTACATGGTGGACGAGGTCGTGGTGACGAGCCCGCCTGATTCTATCGAGATCCGGGGCAAGGCCAGCGACATGCGCGGCAGTGGCAAGACCACCCGCAGCGGGAGCTGGGAAAACGTCCCGCTGCAGCAGATCGTGCGCGATGTGGCGACCCGCAATGGCTGGCAACCGGTGTGCCCGGTGACCACCAAGGTGCCCCGGGTCGATCAGCTCAATGAATCCGACTTCAACTTCATCACCCGCCTGGCCAAGCAGTACGACTGCACGGCCAAGGTGGCCGACGGCAAACTGCTTGTGCTGCCCCGGCAGGTCGGTCAGAGCGCAAGCGGCAAGTCCCTCGGCACTGTCACCATTACTCGCAGCGACGTGAGCCGCTATCAGTTCCGCCTGGGGGACAAAAGCACCCACAAGGCAGTGCAGACCAAGCACCAGGACAAGAAGAGCGGAAAGCTGCGGGTCGTCGACCTGGGCAACGAGGACTCGCCGGACGGCCTGCCGCCGGTGCACACCGACCGACATATCTATCCGAACAAGTCCGCTGCCGAGCAGGCTGCCAAGGCGCGGTTGGCGGCATTCAACCGCAGCACCGCCGGCGTGCGCCTGGAGATGCCAGGCCGAACCGATCTATTCGCTGAACGCATGATCAATGCCCAGGGCTTCAAGGTCGGCCTCGATGGTGAGTACCTGGTGGACTCGGTCGAGCAGGTGTTTACCCAGTCCGGGTGGAGCACCACGGTCGAATGCAACGGCGGCAAGAAGGGCAAGGCGAAAGCCAAAGGCAAGAAAAAGAAAGAAACCAAGCCGCTCAAGGTTGTGCAGCTTTAACCCCCATCATCACTGGAGATATCAGGCATGACGATTACCGTGCAGCAGCTGCTGCAGATCCTCCCCAACGCCGGCGCTAAAGCCGGCGTTTTTGTTCCTGCTCTCAACGCGGCCATGAGCAAGTACGCAATCATCACCCGCCTGCGCATGGCGGCGTTCATCGCGCAGATCGGCCACGAGTCCGGCCAGTTGCAATGGGTGCGCGAGCTGGGCAGCGATCAGTACTTGAGCAAGTACGACACCGGCAGCCTGGCCAAGCGCCTGGGCAATACCCCCGAATCGGATGGCGACGGCCAGAAGTACCGAGGCAGGGGGCTGATTCAGGTCACGGGCCGGGCGAACTATGAAGCCTGTAGCGAAGCGCTGTTCAGCGATGCTCGACTACTCAACACCCCCGAACTGCTGGAAACCCCGGTCTATGCCGCGCTGTCGGCGGGTTGGTTCTGGCAGCGGGCAGGGCTGAACACCCTGGCCGATAAAGGCGACTTTCTCACCATCACCAAGCGTATCAACGGCGGAACCAACGGCCTGGCGGATCGCGAGGCGCTGTATCGGCGTGCGTTGAAGGTGCTGCCATGAAGACCCCGGGCTGGTTGTTGCCAGCCTTGGCCCTAGTGCTGGGGTTCGCCTTGGGCGGTTGGCTGGCCTGGACGTGGCAGGCCAACGCCTACGGCAAGGATCTGGCCGCTCAGGCCAAGGCATACAGCACTGATCGCGAGCAGGCCGCCACGGCGGTGATCAACTGGCAGGAAACCCAGCAGGACGCCCGTCGGGCCCTGGAGGATCGCCTGCAGGCGAATGACGAAACCCACTACAAGGAATTGCGCGATGCTCAAACGAAGCAGGCTCGTCTGCGTGACCGGATTGCTACTGCTGAGCAGCGGCTGTCAGTCCTACTCGATACAGCCGCCTCGGGTGGTGGCGGTGGGTTGCCAGCCACCGCCGACGCCTGCGGCGTGGTTCATGGAGCGACGAGAGCCGAACTTGACCCAGCGGCTGCTCAACGAATTGTCATCATCACCAGCGACGGTGACCAAGGATTGATCGCTTTGCGGGCATGTCAGGCGTACGTACGTGAGAATTTTCAACGATAAGCTCGCTTGTTTGATCTGTTTTAGCTCTCTAAAGGTAACGTGTGGGCGGTAACAGGCGATATTGAGGCAGGGCAGAACATTCTTGGTCATTCCTGTCTTGATCACAGCAAGCCTTGTTTAGCCGTCGACCAAGTGATAATTCGACATGCCTTTGAGATTGCAATGGCATAAAGACATCAGTAGTGTTTGTTGGATTCATTGTTACCCAGGAATCGTTGCAGGAGCGACGCTGCCTAGCCCATGCTGAGCCGCGGCAGTAGAAAGGCTCCATTTTTTCATCATGACACGGAAGGTTAAATGCGGCGGACCTACCACCCAGGTACACCACAAGCCCAGCCCTAAAAAGCTGGCCCGAGAACGTAGGAGGGCGCGGGGCGCTCTCCCGTAAACTAAAGGAATGATGATCATGATCGAACCGTGGGAAAAAAGCCGAACCCCGAGACTGAAGAGGCTCCTGAAGCAGCTCACAGATCACTCGCCCTCGAATCCGGATGACGATCCTGATCTGACAGGGAAAGATTTCCTATCTGCAACAGATGATAAAACCCGTGAGCTTATCGGACAAATCGTCGAAGACAGCCTGGTTGCCCTTTTCGACAATGCTGGGCGAAAGCAGGGACAGTCCTGTGCAGCAATCGGTCGTGCAGGAAATCGCGTTTCAGTGGTTGGTGACCCATACGACGAAGACGATGGATCCAAAACCACCCTTCAAATCAACACTGAACATGGTGTGCTGACCATTGATGCGCCGTTGGTTGGGCGTTAAGCGTCAGAGAAGTCTACGAATTAGGGAAAGCGCTACCGCGCTCGCGGACTGCTGCCAAACAGGGCGACAAGTCACCACTTCTAGGTAATGAGTGGGTCGCCCATGTGGGAATGCGGTGGACAATCGGCCCTAATGAGCTAGCAACTGCCGAAGATGTTCAATCACTCCTGATTCAATCTGGTGGTGTGTATGAGCTGCAGGACTATCGCTAGGAGATTATGAGTAATTATCTAGGCTGGGAGACAGCAACCTCTCTTATGCTTGCGTATGAGACTTCTGCGCGCGCGCATAGAACAACGATTCGTACTGCTTCGATCGAGCCAGGTCAGGTAGAGCCTCATGAGCGGTACAGCTACCAGCATGGTTTCGCATTGTTGATCCTCAATGCGTCGATCATTGAAGGAACTATGCGAACGATCCTCACCGAGCGCGTCACCGATGATTTGAGCAAAGTCATTGAACGGAACATGGCTGCCGGGCTGAGTGAACACACGGCTCCAGATCGCCTCCTTGATCGATTTTTGCGTGATTTGGAAAGCTCTGGCTCTTGGCAAAAGTTGACCGAAGCGAGTTCCGCTTACCTTGGTGCTCCAATGGACTCAACCATTCCTAAAGACGTCAGGGAGGGTATTGATGTCTTGTTTGCTCTACGAAATGTGCTCGCGCACGGAACTGCCTTGATCCAGCCGGTTGAACAACTGGGGGATGACATGAAAGACGTGTATCCATATGACTGGCAGCGCCGGCTTCAGAGAGTTGCGGTCTATCTCGAAAGCAATTTTAAAAAAGGCTCGGTGTTCAAAAATCTTGCTCATCCCGACATGCCAGAGCATTTCATGGAGGTGACGAAGCGATACTTCGCAGAGATCAATGCTGCTCTCGCCCCTATTCCACAAAGGGCGGCCATCACAATTGAGATGGTTCGAAAGTATCACTTTGGCTACGTGGGCACGATGTATTAACTCCATAGAAAATTCGGCCAATCCCGCAAGGATTCACTATTAAACGCGCTGCAATAAGTAGGATGAGTTCATGGAAAAGACCAAAAAAATAAAGGGAAGTGTCCGAACGGCGGTGGATGCCGATCTACCACTCATCCATGAATGGTTGAAGCGTGAGGCGCGCAATGGGCTTGGATTCATCAATAATTGGGGCATGATTCAGAGCGCGTGCGCTGAAAAGCAGATGACGGTCTTTGTTAGTGCGGAAGGCCCGATGGGTTTTCTCACGCGTAGTATTTCACGCGACACCATTTTGCAGACAAAAAGCAATTGTCAGCGGCGCGGGATTGGACGGGCTCTTGTTGAACATGCCATTCGTAAGGAAGAGGTATTAAACAATGCTGTTCTAGTTGTTCAGTGTGAACCACGCAGCTCTGTGGAGTTTTGGTTAAAAATGGGTTTTGAGGTACACAGGGATGCTGGAGATTTAAAGCATCAAAGGTCAATCTACATGCAACGCCTTTCGAAATTAACTCATGCGCACGTACGGGGCGATACCTTGGAGATGGCCACCGTGTGTGTTTACCCTGAGACCGTGTTGTACTCGAAAGAGAATGTAAAGCCTGATCGTGTGCATTACGTGATGGCTAAACTCGACGAAAAAACGCGCTCGCTTGAATTGGCGCATCGCGTTTCTATCGCAAACGAGGGCATTCTGAAGGATCCGGTTGTTGAAGTCAGCTGGTGTGGCTTTGATATTGTCATGGGCAAGGCCAAACATGATGTGGCGAGAGCTATCGGATTAACGGCCACGCCGAACTGCTGTGGCTGGTATCTGGATGTCATCACTCTCAACGGAATCGAGCTCTAG